AATTAAACGGCTCTGCCTTCAGCGCGTTAATAATCTGTCCAGAGGTTACGGCGTTATCCTGGCCTACCTTAGTCCTTAGTCCGGCGAGCATGACCGGCAGAAGGTTGTGCTGTTCCCAAGCTGTTAGCGGCTGGGTCTGTTCTTCGAAGCCAATCATTTTAGTACAAAGTTTTCGGCCGCTTCCTGCAGCAGCTCTACCCGTGCCTTTAGCTGCTCTATATGTTCTTCGCTGTATTCAAGGTCCCAGATCCGTACCCGCTCGTCTACTTCGATGTCATCAAATACGTGCATCTTTCTGAGCTGCTTGCAATAGACATCGTATTCCGGGTTCTCGTCCATCCCTTGGAACTTCCAACGCGCTGCACTTTCTAAGCCTATTAACGTGTCTTCTGGGGTATTGATAAGGGTATAGACTAACCGAGCGTGCTTTAGTCCCGTAAGCCACATATAGACCATTAACTGCCAGCCGTAGTCTGTAAGCATACCGCTTTTAGTATGTACGCCCTCGGCTTTCCAGAATGTATCGAACGTCCAAGCGGTCTTTATGTCTAATACCTCTTCGTCTGTTAGAAGGTCAGGCGTACCCGTGGCCCATTTGTTGGTTAGATTCTTGTCGTTCTTTTTGTACAGTATTTGGTTCTCTTCGACCAACTGAAGAAGGCTTATGCTTTGTTCCTCGCAGCGTATGCCTTTGTCCATCTGGTCCGTACGTACCGGCATACGGCGGCCGTACTTCTCAGATATATACCATTCCCTTAAATAGGTCTGAGCGCCTACGGGTAACTCGTTCTTTTTCGGGCTGCCCATAATCTTGCCCGCCTCGCTTGCTCTTATTTTAAATGCTTTCATGCTCCGCGCTTTTTGGTGAATGCTTCGTTAATGATTGGGTTAGAAAGTTCCTGCGGGGTAATAGAGGCCTTTACAATGTCCCAAGGGTTAGCGGCGATCCATTGCGCTGTCCTCTTTGCCTCTTCTTCTCTATTAACCTCGTCCTGGCTGAGTACTTCCCCTTCTACTATTTCCATCTCTTTGTATTCCTCAGGATTGTAGATGTCAGCCGCTATACCTAAATCGGCCGCGCACTTCTTTAAGGCATCCGTAGCCGCACCTTTCAAATCATTGCCCAGGTCTAACGGCGTATCGGTTCCTTTACGAAACTTAAGGTCTTGCCGGCCGTATTGCATTTTAACTATGCTTTTCTCGTTACTGCGGACCGTTAGCCGTCCCTTAACAATTACTTGCCGAGCTTCAAGGTTTACGATTTCATCAACTATCTCAAAATCCCAATCCCACCCAAAGGCAAGGTTTAGAACCTTCTTTACATAGCCTCCACTTACGTAGGTCCATTGGCCGCCGCCTTTCGCTGGACGTTTGCGCGTGTACCTGGGCGGGGTTCGTTTAAGAAAGAAATTGATTTGCTCCAGGTCCAAGGCTAAAGAATCTTTAACCTTTATTACCTCTTCCTTTCGGATTTGCGGGACTGCTTTTTTACTGTCCATTGGTTAGAGTTTGGTGAGCTGCAAATATAAACGGCTTTTCTAACTTTTCGCAAAAAGGGGTAAAAAGTGTTAAAACGCGGACGAAATGTTAAAATTTAACCCCTATCTAAAAACTTGTTTATATTCGCCCTAACCAAATACATTAAACCATGATTAAACAAATGCTTAGAACCTGGCATATCCAGGGCTTACCGGCGGACGCTGAAGTATCGTCCGTGGAAGTAGAGTACAAACTGGACGTAATACCAGTAGATAGTAGGCACTCGCCCGGAGTTACCATAATGATAACCGGCACGGCTACTATTTATATGGAACACTTCCGGGAGGTAGTCAATGAAACGCACTACGCAGGGCGCGACATTGTAAACGAGATTTACAAAGAGTCTAAGGAAGTAGTAGACCTTTACGGCTTCGGCTTAGAGGATCAAGGCGAATTTCTTTACCGCGCTGAGTACGAAGCTATCTTAGAAATAGAGGACCTCAGCGAAGAGGACTGCAAGGCTAACCTATACTTTTCTGCCAGATGATACAGAGAAGCGTATTTTCAAAGATGAGCGAAGAGAACCGCGCAAAGATTGAAGCGTATAAACACGCGGACATTATACTGCCCGAACTTCGTAATAAGGTTAGGCCGCACGAGCTTACCCTACTAACGGCTCTTACGGTTTGGTATATCCTTATGCCCGGCCAGAGCTTTAACCTAATAACCTTTAACGACTTTTTCAGCAATGAATAAAAGAACTTTTTTAATCCTTGGAGCCTTTACCGTAACCTTTGGGCTGCTCGGTTTGATCTATTGGGTCCTAACGGACGAGGATAGCCTATACGTAGCGCAGTTTTTTATGGACCTTCTTTGGTTCACTGTAGAAACGGCTATACTTCTAACCTTCGTGGCCTACGTGCTTATACAATTTCTCTACTATGTCGGATACTATAAAGACCTGGAAGAATGATAAGCGCGATAAGACACGATTTACGCACGGAGATTAGCCACGGGCTGAGCGAGCGCACGAACAAAGAGCTGGACCACTTAATAGAGCAGATTAACGCCGCCGGGTTCCAGGAATGGGAACGCCTGGCCCTGGTCCAGCATATCGAATGGGTGAAACTGTTAAAAGAGCAGGACCAATGAAATACGCAGACTTTATTAAGTCCAAAAAACATAGCTCTATTGACTACGGTATAAAACCCTCGTTTATGGCCGCGGCTATGTTTGACTATCAAAAATATGTAGCTGAGTACGCTATAAAAAAAGGCCGGTGCGCTGTCTTTTTAGATACTGGATTGGGCAAGACTGTAATAGAATTAACCGTAGCTGAAAACTACGCAAGGGCCACTAATAAGCCCGTGTTAATCTTAACCCCTTTAGCCGTGGCCTTTCAGTTTATTGAAGAGGCTAAAAAGTTCGGTACGTCAGAAGTACAATACAGCAAAGACGGGAAGTTCACCAGCGATGTAGTAGTATGTAATTACGAACGGTTGGACAAGTTTAACCCGGATGACTTTGATTGTGTTATACTGGACGAAAGTTCAATACTTAAGAACTTTGACGGATCAACAAAGGCAACAGTTACCGCTTTTATGAAGCGGGTAAAATACCGCTTTCTATTCACGGCCACACCTTCCCCGAATGATTTTATAGAGCTTGGGACCAGCTCCGAGGCTTTAGGGTATATGGGGTATATGGATATGCTCGGTAAGTTCTTTTCTAACAATGAGAACAATATAAAGGCCATGGACCGTATAGGAAACAAGTTTTATTTAAAGCCACACGCTAAAGATGACTTTTTCCGCTGGGTTAGTTCCTGGTCTGTAAGTATGCGCAAGCCCTCGGACCTTGGCTTTTCGGATGATCGCCACAAATTACCGGCGCTTAATGTCATACCGCACAAAGTCCACAATAAAGACCAATGGATTGTAGACGGTCAGGTAATGATGTTTGCGATGATCGCGCAAAGATTAACAGAGGTTAGGCAGGAACAGAAAATGACCATAAATGAAAGATGCGCCAAGGCCGTAGAACTGGCCCAGGGTAAAACCTCGGTCTATTGGTGCAACTTTAATAATGAAGGCGAGCTAATAGGACAGTTAGACAAAGACGCCAAAGAGATTAAAGGCGGAATGTCTATAGACCAAAAAGAGGATATACTACTGGCCTTTGCAAAGGGCGATATAAAGCGCCTAATTACTAAGCCTAAAATGACCGCTTTCGGTCTTAATTGGCAGCATTGCAGCCATACCGTTTACTTTCCTACTTTCTCCTATGAGCAGTATTACCAAGCTATAAGAAGGTTTTACCGCTTTGGACAGACTAAAGACGTAACCGTGGACCTGGTTTACTCAGAAGGGCAAAAGAGAGTTATAGACAGCCTTAGAGAGAAAACAAAGAAAGCCGATGAGCTATTTGACAAGCTGAATAAAAGTATAAATTCAGACTTTCAGCTAAGTAGCCGAGAATTTAACCAAACAGTACAAACACCTAAATGGATCTAACATGACCAAAGACCAAGTAGTAACAGACAGATACGCGATCTATAACAGCGATTGCATGCACGTCTTACCATCTTTAAAAGAGGCAAGCGTAGACCTTAGCATTTATTCGCCGCCTTTTGCCGGGCTGTATAATTACTCAAGCTCAGAAAATGACTTTTCTAACTGTGAAAGCCGCGAACAGTTTTTACAGCAGTACGAGTATTTGATAGATGAGATAAGCCGAGTAACTAAGCCAGGGCGAATAACGGCGGTACATTGCACGGATGTAATGAACTCAAAGACTGAAAACCTTTGGGACTTCCCGCACGAAATTATCAGGATGCACGAAGAACGCGGCTTTAATTACAAGAATCGAATAACGATCTGGAAAGAGCCTCTAAAAGTGCGTATGCGTACAATGGTCCGTAGCCTAATGCACAAAAATATAGTAGAGGATAGTACGAGCTGTTTTACCGCTATGCCGGATTACTTGTTAATCTTTAAGCGTAAAGGGGAAACAGAAGTACCCGTAACGCATCCAGTCGGCTTAGACTATTACGCCGGTGCTACGCCTTTGCTTCCAGCCATGGAAGAGACTTACGGAAGCTGGGACGCTATTTGTAAAAAGTACGAAGGGTGTACAGATCCTAAGACTAACAAACGGTCTCACCTTATTTGGCAGCGGTACGCCTCGTCTGTATGGGACGATATACGAATAGATAACGTACTACCTTTTAGAGACAGTAAAGAGGAGGACGATGAAAAGCACGTACACCCGTTGCAACTGGATGTTATAGACCGATGCGTTGAACTATGGTCTAACCCGGGCGAAGTAGTGCTAACGCCTTTTATGGGCGTGGGGTCCGAGGTTTACAGCCCGGTAAGTATGGGCAGAAAGGCCATAGGCATAGAGCTTAAGGACAGCTATTTTAAACAAGCCAAACAGAACTTAAAAGCGGCTGAACAAAGGTTTGCAGAAAACCAGCTTAGCCTTATTTGACCCTTTGACCTTAGTATCTTTGTAGCGAGGAACTGGCGAACCTCAACGGCAAGTTATGATTCAGAACACTCAGAAAATCCCCTCTAAGGAACTCAACTACCTCGGCACACTTGCCTGCCCTGGTAGTTACCGCAAGCCAAGCGGCCTTAGCAGGGGTTATTTTATTTATGGCGAGGTATAAAAGGTCCTTCGTTCTTTATGCGGACCTACTCAGTAGCGTAGATCATTTGACAGACGAAGAGCTGGGTAAGCTCTTTAAGCATATCCTACAGTACGTTAATGACCAGGACCCGGTATTAGAGGACCGGTTATTACTTACGGCTTGGAAGCCTATACAGCGATTCCTTAAAGAGGACCTAAAAAAGTGGGAGGACAAGCGGCAAGTAAGAGCCGAGGCAGGAAGAAAAGGGGGGCTACAAAAGCAAGCAAACTTAGCAAAAAGTAGCAAAAGCAAGCAAAAGTTAGCAAACGTAGCTGTAAGTGATAGTGTAAGTGTTAGTGATAGTGTTAGTGTAATAAATAATAGTAACTCTAACGAGTTACCTCAGCCGGATGCCTTCGATAGCTATATAAAGACATGGACCCAGGCTACCGGACGAACCATAAAGAGCAAGCGCAGCGAAGTAGCAAAGACCGCTATAAAGCACTTTAACGCCCGGATAAGGGAGGGTTACACCTTGGAAGAGATAACCAGCGCGATAAATAACGCTGCATCAGATCCGCACCATTCAGAGAGCGGCTATAAATGGCTTACTTTAGATTTCATCCTGAGACCTCAGCAGCTGGAACGCTGGAGGGAGGACGATAGAGAGCAACGAAAAGAGGCGGACATGATAAGCCAAGTAGCAGCCATAGCTGAACGGATAGAGAGAGAAAGACAAGCGCAGCCATGATAGACGAATACAAAGCGTACTTAAACGGCTTAGACCGTAGGCAGCTAATAACTGAAGAAAGTAACTTACGGTCCTTAGTTAGCCTTCCCATAAAGTGGGACGCCAAGCAATTAGCAGCGGCAAAACTGAAGACCTTAAAAGACCTAAACAACAAAGAGAGATGAAAACACCAATAGAAGAAGCGATTGAAAAAGTACAATCGTTAAGACAAATTGATGCAGTTATCAATCCAATAGGAGTCATTGAATCTATTTTGAGTAATATGCTTGAGAAAGAGAAAGCTCTTCTAATCAAAACACACGGCAATAAAAAAGTGTACGATAGTGAAATAGACCCTACAATAGTAACGGGTGAAGAATGGTACGACAAAACCTTTAACACCAAAGAGAGATGAACGAACGAATACAAGGCAAAAGCGTAAGCGAGCTTACCGAGTTCTTTAGCGCAGTATGCAGAAAGAACGACATTACCCTGCCTAACCTGGATATAGTAGCCGAGATCATTGTAGACCTTAAGCAGTTCCATGGCTCGGTTAGTTACCAGGACCTACAGTATGCTTTTAGAAACTGGTCTAACGGAATGTTCAAGCAGCTCCGCAGACCCCGGAACCTAAACGCCCACTTTATAGGCGAGGTATTAAGAGAGTTTCAGGAGTTTAAAGGATCGGGCGCCAAACTTGAGAAGGACAAACCGAAGGCAGTAAAGAAAGAATTTACAAGGGAAGAGAAGCACAGCGAGGCAGTACAAGCCTTAGCTAATGGGTTAAACGTATTCCGTAGCTCCATACAAGGGAATAAGCAAAGCAGCATAATAGCGCGTAAACTCTGGTCCGCCTGGGTAACGGCTCGGGACTACGGTATAAGCCTACCGACCGAACCTACCGACTACTGGGTACAAAAGGTCAGCGCTAAGGACATGGCCAATATGAACCCAGGGGCTTGGGAAGAAGTAATAAAGGCACGGAATACAAGGGGCGAGGTAAAAGAGGACCCGGAGGTAATAAATAAGGCGGCTATTATGTGCGCCTACTATGACCAAATAGGCAACCTTCCTACCCTGAGCTTATACGACCGCCGAAATTAGTAGCTTAGTTCTGTGAACTTTAGGGAACATAGACGCCTTCAAATGTACCTAACAGCTTGCAGAGCTTGGCGGGCCTTTAAAATGACCCCTAAAGAATTTCTAACCTATCCGATATCTCATATAATGCTATACGAGGACTTCCGGCAAGAAGTACATACGGCACTATTTAAGGGACCGGGCAAAACGGACGATAGATTAGCGGACCTGGACCAGCACGATTTAAGCGTAAACCAAATACGGAGGCTTGAGATTATAGCCCAGCTGTTTGAGGGCGGGTACTATCTGAAGGGCTGTAAACGTCTTAGAGTGATATGAAATACCAACTAATCACACCCTATTGGGAAGCACCAGAGCCAAGAAGAAACGAAGAGCTGAGGTACTGCGAACGCCTAAACCGGGAGCGGTTCGATACGGTCCTAATGCCTAAGGGCCGACCAACGTATAAAGACCTCTTTACCCTTTGCTCTGAGGATGCTATTAACATAGTGGCCAATTCAGATATATACTTCGATGACAGTATAAAGCTCTGCGACAAGATGCAGCCTAACGACTGCTACGCACTAACGAGATACGAAAGGGGCAAACTATGGGGGCGGCCTTGGTGGTCTCAGGATGTTTGGATATTTAAGGGGTCTGTAAAAGACCGACTACTAAAGCAGCCAATAGACTTCCGCCTGGGCGTTGCTGGATGTGATAACCGGATAGCTTACGAGATATGGGAAGCCGGGTACGCGATAACTAACCCCTGCCTATCTATAAAGACCTACCATAAACACGAAAGTAAATTCAGAACGTACGACCGAGAAAAGGAAAAGATACCCGGACCGTACAAACTTTTAAGACCAATACAGCTATGAGAGTACTACACGTAGGGCTGGGAGGCCCCGAAATAGACAAAGCCCTGAGAGGGTTAGGACATGATGTACACCGGATAAACTGGAGAGAGATACCGAGCGCCCAACTGATCTACCTTACTAAGATGGTCCTAAAGGAAGCCCAGAGCTTTCTACCCGATGTTGTCTTCATGCAGATACAAACTCCCGGTATAGTAGAAGCCCGGTTAGTAGAGAGCCTTAGAGAAATGGGCTGCGTAGTCATCAACTGGACCGGGGATGTAAGAGAAAATATAGACTGGTATTTAGAGCTGGGGGACGCCTTTAACGTAACACTGTTTACCAATGGCACCGACATAGACAAGTTCAAAGAGAAGGGACTACCAGCGGACTACTTGCAAATAGGGTACGATCCTGATGTATACTACTTGGACGGAAGGGAGCGAAGGACCGAGGGCGTAGTATTCTTAGGCAACAATTACAGAAACAGATTCCCAGAGAGTGCAAGGCGCGAAGAGGTAGTAACACAATACCGAGAGAAGGGCCTAAGAGTATTCGGCGGTAACTGGCCAAAGAACAAGAACGGAAGGACCACACCTAAGACCGAGCGCATTATTTACAATACAAACCGCTGGGCCTTGAACCTTGACCACTTCGACCGGCCGTTATTTTATTCGGATAGGGTAATAAGGGCGCAGGCTTGCGGGGCGATCATTTGCCAGATGGGAGAAACGGACATAACAGCCGAACACCCTTTGAGCTTCATAGGCTACCCAGGCCATTGGACCGAAGAGATGCCGAACCCCAAACAAGTAGCAGACTATACGTATGAGTATCATAGATGGGCGGCGCGTATACCCCGGATTTTAGAGATAGTGGAAGACTACGCCTAACTTTGTAGGATTAAAAGTTAATTTCTATTAAAGTTGGATAAGAGGGCAAACAATGGAGGCCATAGCACCAAAGCCAAGGGCATAGACGGCCGTAAGAAGCCGGATGCTCAGAAGCTATTAGAGCGCGTGGGCTTGTTTGATGACGAGGCGCTGGACCAATTAGGTAAGGCGGTAAAGAAGGGCGAGAAGTGGGCTATAGAGCTATGGGCTAAGTATAGGCTGGGGCTACCTACTCAGAAGATAGAGGCGAACATAGACAGCGTAGAAAAGATAGTACCGCCGTGGATGCTGGATAATGAAGGTAAATCCTAACCTCAAGTTTTTACGCGACAACTACCTAACCAAGCGTATACTGGTCTTACAAGGGGGTACGCGATCGGGTAAGACTTTTAGCGCTATACAGTTTCTTATAGAGCTTTGCTACAAGTACCCTAACGCGGGAATGGTCATAACCATAGCCAGGGCAACCTATCCAGCTATACGTGGGTCCGTGCTTCGGGACTTCATAGACATACTAAACAGCTTTGACGCCTACCGGGTAGAGAACCACAACAAGACCGAGAGTACCTACCTACTGGAAGGCAACTTAATAGAGTTTATTTCATTAGACCAGCCGCAAAAGGTCCGAGGGCGTAAAAGGGACTTGCTGTTTATTAACGAGTGCAACGAGATAACCCTGGAAGGCTGGAACCAAATGCTATTTAGGACCACGGCCTGCGCGGTTATCGACTTTAACCCGTCCGATCCGATGCACTGGATTTATGACGAGGTACAAACGCGGAAAGACTGCGAAACCCTAATAACTACCTACAAGGATAATCCGCACTTGTCCGATGTGGTCAGGGCCGAAATAGAACGCTTTAAGGACGTAGACCCCGACTACTGGAAGGTATACGGCGAGGGCAAAAGGTCAGCAGGAAGAAAGGGACAGATATACACTACCTGGCAGAAGGTCCAAGAAATAGACTGGGCAGAGTGCAGTTCCATTACCTACGGCGTTGACTTTGGGTTCACCAATGACCCGACTTGTGTAGTAAAGCTGGGCCGTAAGAACGACCGCCGATACGTGGAAGAGATAGTATACGAGAAGGGCCTAACCTTGGACCTCTTAGCCGACCGGATGAGAAAGGCGGGAATAGACGGGGGGGACACCCTTATATGCGATAGCGCCGAGCCGCGAAGTATTACCGAGCTTAAGCGCTACGGCTTTAAAGCAATCGGCGTAAAGAAGTCTAAAGACTACAAGCGCCATGCGATTTTAGACCTTAAGAGGTTAAGTATCTTTGTAACTGCGAATAGTAGAAACATCTGGGAAGAGGTTACTTGGTACGCTTGGGAAATGGACAAAGACGGTAAGCCCCGTAGTCCAGAGCGGCCGATAGATGCCTTCGACCATTCGATGGATGCGATACTATACGCGAACAGCGTTAAACCCAGGGAAGTATATATATGACCTTTTTACAACGGCTACAGAAGGCTATTGGATTCGCACCAGCGCGAACCCTTCAACAAATTGAAGAGGCCGAAAGAATCACTAACAAGTATTTTGCCGCACTTTCCTACCTGGGCAGGGGGCCAATTTGGAACGATGATAACGTACAGAACTACGTAGAACAAGGGTACGCAAGAAACCCCGATGTATTCGCCGTAGTAAGTGCAATAGCCCAAAAGACCGCCGCGCTGGATGTTAAACTAATCGAGAACGTACAAGGGGAGCAAGTAGAATTAGATCACCCGGCTTTAGACCTGATATACGAACCCAACGAAGAGCAAAGCAAGTTCGATTTTATAGAGCAGCTGGCCGGTTATCTTTTAATTACTGGTAACGCTTACGACTATTGCACTTCTCCGGCCGATGGACCTAACGCGGGGCGGCCTATAAATATGTACGTTCTGCCTTCTCAGTTCATGGACGTAGTAGGCGGCGATATGGGCACACCCGTAGCCGGTTATACTATGAGCCTCTGGGGGAATGTAGAGGGCGCCGAGTTTACTACTGACGAAATCATACATTTCAAGAACGCCCAATACATTTACGGCGATGGGCAAGAGCGGTACGGCATGAGTCCGATCCGTTCAGCTTGGCGTTCTATTGAGACCGGGAACAGCGGTTACGAGGCCAATAAAAAGGGCTTGGAAAACTTAGGACCTCCGGGGGTACTGTATGATAAGGGTATAGGGGACCTGAGCGCGGACACTTTAACCGAGGTACAGCAGCGCAATTTAGAAGCCAAGTTCAGAAAGATGAGCGGCACAAAGAACAGCGGGACCATAGCCGTAACTTCGGGTAACTTGGGTTACATAAACTTCGGTCTGTCAGCCGTGGACCTGGCTATTATGGACACGCTTAAGATGACGTTAGTAGATGTCTGCAACGTGTACCACGTACCGAGCCAGCTATTTAATAGCGAGATAGGCAAGACGTACAGCAACCTAAAGGAAGCGCGGAAGCAGATGTATACAGACGCCGTGCTGCCTATGGCTGACCGCATCTACGGCAAACTATCTCGGAAGCTCTTACCGAAGTACCCAGACCTCAAAGGGCGGGACGTCTATTTTAAAGTAGACCAGTCTAATATAAACGAGCTACAGCCGGATATGCAGGAACTGGCCAACTGGCTTAACGTCTCTTACTGGCTTACTCCAAACGAGGCCCGCGAAAAAATGGGTTACGAAAGAGAAGCGGACCCGATGATGGATGAGATATATATGCCGGCTGGCCGTGTTCCTATTTCCTTAAGTGGGTTAGATGCCCCACAAATAGCCGAGCAGATAAACGGCGATAGCTTGCCGAATGACTAAACGCGAAGGGGCTAAGTACTGGACCCGTAACGACCGCAAGCGGGGGCGCTATATCCGCAAGTATAACAAGGTCTTTAACAAGGCGCTAAACGATCAGATAGGAAACTTATTAGAGTACTTGAAGTTAGCTACTGACCCGCAGGCCGTTCTAAGCGCTGTTACTACCCTGGTCCGCAGGGACGATCTAAAAGCGGCGTTCGTTGATTTATATCAGGAAGTAGGCGTAGACTTCGCGACCGGTTCCTACAATCAGATTAAACGAGAGGCGGACAGCTCTAAGGAAATGACCTTAGAGGACTTTCAGTATATCTGGACCGCTCAGATGTTAGAGTATGTAGATACCGAGGCGGCCACTTATATAACTTCGATTATAGGCAGCAGCCAAGTAGCGGCAAAGCGGATAATTCAACGGATCATAGCCGAAAGTTTAGACGAGGGTCTGAGCATCTTTGAAACTATGGAACAGCTAAATAAGCGCGTTCCTATTGAGTGGCGCAATGTATCCAAGTGGCGAAGCGAACTAATAGCACGGACTGAGGTTTTAACTGCTTCTAACTACGGAGCGGACACGGGCGGCCAGAGCATAGCGGACGAGTTAGGGCTGCAATTAAAAAAGGTCTGGATAGCCCGGATAGATAGCCGTACGCGAACTATACCGCCGGATGCCGCCGATCATGTAGTAATGAATGGCCAGACCGTGGACCGCGATAAACCTTTTAACGTGCAAGGCATTAAGATGATGCGCCCAGGGGACCCGAACGGAGGGGCTAAAAACCGCTGTAATTGTCGCTGTACTGTTGCCTTTGTCCGGGACGATGGGCAGCCGATGTTTAGCGAAATGTAGTTTTTCGCTCTATGTAATTTTGTATCGGAATGGCTAAGACCTATAAGAACTATCCGGAGGCGGTAAGTAATAACGCGAAGAGGGGGATAGAACTTAACGAAGCAGTTAATAATAGGTGCTCGACCCAAATCGGGAAAATTCGCGCACAGCAATTGGCGAATAAAGAGGCGATAACGTACGATGTCGTTAAACGGATGTACAGTTATCTAAGCAGGGCGGAGACCTACTATGACGAGAATGATACGAAAGCCTGCGGGACTATTTCGTATTTATTGTGGGGCGGCTTGGCCGGGAAGCGTTGGAGTAAGAGTATAATAGACGAAGAAGAAAAGAGTATGAGCGGTACGCTATTGCATAAGGGCTTTAATGATCCTTCCATGATTGTAAAAGACGTGGACGGAAAAAAGGGCGTAGTATCTGGCTACTTCTCTAAGTTCGGAAACGTGGACAGCCATAACGATGTAATGGCCCGCGGCGCTTACTCTAAGTCTATAGCCGAGAACGGACCCAACGGTAAAGGGCGTATTGCTCACCTTTGGAGCCATTCAAGCTATGAGCCTATTGGAAAGCTCATGGAGCTTGCGGAAGACGATTACGGCCTATACTTCGTTAGTAAGCTGGTCGATAGTGCAAAGGGCCGGGACGTTATGGCCTACTATGAGGCTGGTATTATTAACGAGCATTCCGTAGGCTTTTCTATTGTAAAGATGGCTTACGAGATGGACGATGAAGAGAAGCCCAAGTATGAGCGTGTCCGCACCATTACAGAAGCTAAATTGTGGGAAGGTTCAAGCGTGGTCATAGGGGCCAATGCAGAAACCCCTACAGTATCGGTAAAGTCCGGGGACGAGGTTAGTAACCTTGTAGAACGCCTGGGCAAAATGCAAAAGCTACTCCGGTCAGGTTCTACCTTGACGGACGAGGCTTTTACTCAATTAGAGATAGAATGCACTCAAATACAGAAGGCGCTTAGTTCACTCGTAACAGAGGAGCCGCACACGCACTCCGAAGAGACCGAGCCGAATTTGCTGGACATTTGGAACCGCATCAATTCAAATAAAGTCTAACCCTGCATTTTTAAGAAAATGAACGCAGAAGAACAATTGAACAAGATTGCTTCGGACGTTTCCAGCTCTGTAGAAAAGACCAGAGAAGAGCTCAACGGCCGCATTGATGCAATCACAAAGGGCCAAGCTGACTACAGCAGCCAAATCGACAAGCTGACCGACCTGGTCAAAGAGGTACAAGGCAACAGCGAAGAAGTACAGAAGCACAGCGACAAGCTGGACGCTCGTCTAAAGGAGCTTACCAAAAACGGTATGGCTACAACAAAGGCGGCCGAGCTGACTACTTCCGAGGCTATGGCCAAGAGTATCGTAGAGAACCCAGAGTACGAGGCTTACAAGAACGATCCTTCAATTCATAAGGGTATTCGTATTCCCGGTATGCTCACTAAGGCTGTAGGTACTATGACCTTTGCAGCTTCTACTACTGGAGACGTAGCCGAGCAAACTCGTTTGCCCATCCTTCCAGACGTAGACCGCCCTAACCGTGTCCGTAATTTCATTCCCCAGGGAACAATGATCGGAGACAGCGTACGGTATGCTAAGGTAACTGGCGGCGAAGGCACAGCCGGCAACCAGACCGAGGGTCTTGCAAAGAACCAGGTAGACAAGGACATGGCCGAGCAGACTTTCAACGCTCAGGTAATTGCTGCTTTCGCTCGTATCTCTACTCAGATGCTGGACGATATCAGCGGCATGACTTCCTACCTTTCGTACGAGCTTACTCGTTTGCTCATGAACCAGGAGGACAGCCAGCTGCTTACTGGAACCGGAGCGGGTACTGACCTCTACGGACTCGCGGCCGCTGCTGCTGACCATACCGACCTCAGCACTACAGCCAACTGGGCCGAGCCTAACAACTGGGACTGCATCCAAGCTGCTTCCGGCTACTTGGCTTCTCAGGACTTCATGGCCGATTGCGTTATGGTGAACCCTACCGACTTCTTCGCTATGATCGGTTCTAAGGGATCTAACGGCCAGTACGTAGCGCCTTACTACTTTGACGCTGTACAGAACACTTATACCCTTTTCGGTATGCCTGTGTATCACAGCAGCGCAGTAGCTGAAGGCTCGTTCTTCGTGTTCGACAAGGCCGCAGCTTCTCAGCTGTTCCAGCGTTCTGCACCTTCCGTACAGTTCTTCCCTCAGGATTCTGACAACGCTCAGAAGAATTTGGTTACTGTCCGCGTAGAGGAGCGCCTGGCTCACGTTCGTAAGCACGATAACGCGGTATTTACCGACACTTACGCGAACGTTAAGTACATCATTACTCCTACATAGTAGTAGCTTGAGTAATTACTAAGGGGGCTTCGGTCCCCTTTTTTTATGCTCAAATGTTAAAGTCTGGGCGCAAATGTTAAAATGCTTGTAGGGTATGTAGAGGCTTTGCACCTTTGATACATCAAACAACCTAAAAACACCGACATGACAAACGCTACTAAAATTGAAAGCCTTAAGAAAAGAGCTGACTACGTTAAAGAGGTAGAGTACGCTGGCCAAACCGAAATGCACTTAGACCTGCATTCAATAATAAATAGAGAACTTGCAGAAAAGGGGTACAGCGCTTGGACCAAAGAAGTAAACGGCAGATCCTTTAAATATCTCTACATAAAGAAGTAAACAGCCAAGCCCCTCCGGGGGCTTTTTTATTGCCCTATCTTTGCGTTAGCTTACTTTCATGTTTTCATGTCTGTTTAGGTGTTTGGTGGTAGCCCCGTGTAATGCGGGGCTTTCTTATGCCGTAACTTTGAAGCATGAGAATAGACCATACAGTAACGGCGGTTACTCCGGCTAACATTATCAGCCGTGCAGACTTTCGGACCTATGCCCGCGCCGTAAACATCACCGGCGAAGATGACCTAATAGATAGGCAGTTAGAAGCCTCTACGCGATACGTAGAAACCTACATAGGCCAGAGCTTGAATGAAAACCGAATGCAGGCGATCCTTTGGGACTTTGACGATGACCGAGACATGGACGCCGGAGAACTTAGATACGTGCTGCCTATGGGTCCGGTAAGCTCTATTACTTCCGTAGTAGGTCAGGACCTGGAAGGGCTAAACACTACCCTAACAGCAGACGAGGACTACTACCTACTAACCGGGGGACGGCTTCGTATTCCATCGCCTACGGCTTATTCGACTTATACGGTTACTTATGTGGCCCAACTGTCCTACGTTACTGAGAACGTAAAAGAGGCTATTATTAAGATATGCGCCGAGCTGTACCAGAACCGAGGCATAAGCGTAACGGGTACTATAGTAGCCAACTTGAAGGCGGATCTAAACAGTTTGCTGGCTAAGGAACGTACTAAGCTCTTCCTATGAATCCGGGGCTACTAAATGAGCAAGTAACGTGCTACGCCTACACAACTCAGGCGGATAGTATGGGCGGCTTTCGGTCTAAAGAATCTGTAAGTTTTACGGACTGGGCAAACGTGAAGCGGTTAGGCAGTTCTAAAAATGCAGACGATGCGCGGGTACTGAACGTGGCCAGGTATGAAATTACCATGCGTTCCCGCTTGGATTGGTCCGGAGATATTGACGGCCCAGACTTCCCGAGCGATGTATTTAGAATAGAGTACAGAGGCAGAAGCCTGAGCGTAGACGGTCCAGCCATAGAGGGACCAGATAGGGCCTTTGTAACTTTTCAAGCAGTAGAGCGGCAAGCGTAGTGCGTATAGAGTTCAAAGTAGACCAGCGTGAAATAGACAAGCTCATGCGCGATCTATCGGCCTACGGCGGCCGAGTGGCTAAGAAGATAGAGCAGGAAACTGGGTACGCTGCCTTAGAGGTCCAGCAGTTAGCAGCACGTAAAGCACCCCACAACCTGGGCCGGTTAGGTTCATCTATTCAAGTACAACGCCAAGCGCGATCCGTTAAGATTAGCCGAAGGCTCAGGGGCCAAGCTGCGCGGGTTACTTATATAGTCGGTACGGCTTTGAAATATGCGGCCGCTGTAGAGTTCGGGAGCGTTCCACATTGGGCGCCTATCGGACCCTTAAAGCAATGGGCTAAGAGAAAGTTAGGAGACGAGGGCGCGGCCTACGCTGTACAGAAGACTATAGCAAAGAGAGGTACAAAGCCTCAGCCGTTTTTAAGACCGGCCTATATGAAGGTTATACCAGGCTACAAGAAGAAGATTAAACGAATACTTAGATTTATTCGATGAAGGTAGGGGTTTGGATGCCGTTATACGGCCGTCCGTTAGTTCTTAGAGCTGCTTTAGAGAGCTTTAAGGCCATGCGTATAAGGTGGCGAAATATGGGCATAGACTTAGAGCTATGCGTAGGCTGGTCCCTTCCGGATGACCTTACCCAAGTGGTAAACCATTACGGCTATCCGTATGCGTCTGTATTTGCCGAGAATGAGCCTTTAAGCTATAAGCAGGAAGCTATTTTAAATATAATGCAAGGGCGGTTTGACTACTATTTACAAATAGGGTCAGACGATGTATTTATAGAGGAAGCAGACATATACTACGAAGAGGCCCTAACCAGAGGGGTACAGTATGTAGGATGCCGGTCCGTTTACTTTATAGAACCGAGTACCCAGAGGGCGGTAAGTACAGCTATGACCCATACAAGCGTAAACAGCGTCTTTGGAGCCGGTAGGCTATGGAGCGCCGCCGCTATGGATAAAGTGTTACAGAACGGCCCTATATGGCCCAAGGCTATGAATAACCAGCTGGACCTACTAAGCGAAAAGCAATTTAAGGCCGCTGGGGTATGGATGGAAACTTTCGAAGAGGAACGGCCGTTTATTGTGGACATTAAGAGCGAGACAAATATTTGGAAGTTCAAGAAGTACCAAAACGAACGAGCAGAGGACTATCGGGATATAGTAGGACGGATGGACAAGGGGGCGCGGGCCGCCGTAAATTTGTTACATGAAGTTAGCGCAGGGGCAAATTCTTAAAGCGGTTTATACGCTACTTAAAGACAAGGTACTGGCCCCGGAATTGGCGGGAGCCTATAACCTTAACTACGTCCAGCGCGTAATAGATGACGGCGGGTCCATAATTGTAAGCACTTGTTTCAGCGATAACACCAGCCTAACGGGTTCTTATATACCGGCCTACACTTCACAAACGCCAACCTTTGCGGATAAGGCTTATATCTTTATCTATGGTCTGAACACAAACGAGACTGGCCCGCAGGATGAATTTATATACGAAGTGGCTATATCCGTTAAATGTGCAATAGTAGCAGAGCGGACAAGTATAAGCGCAGAGGATCTCAATAACTTCGGGGATACCGTAGCGGACCTTATGCAGCCTACTACCTTCGACAGTATAACAGTAACCGGCTTTAATATTGTTACTCAGCAATTAGAAGCGGTAAACTATGTCTTACCAGAGGTCCAGGACAGCCGGTACGAATGGTCTGTAACTTTGGACTGGCTTGTAAGGGTTGAAGAGATTTAATACATTCGCCGCGTAGCTTTCTCATATCGGGTTACAATTTAGGTTTTGAAGGGTCTCAGGGATGAGGCCCTTTTTTGTTTCTGCCTAATTTTGTAGCACATAAAAACTCTACATAATGGCGAAAATAGACGGCCGTTTTATCCGCCTTGAATTTGGCGCAGGAACATTCTTGAAAGGGGTAACTACCTCTAACGTATCATTGTCTGCTGACATGATTGATGCGACTAACTATGAGTCCAATGGCTCTAAAGACTACTTGGCTGGTGAAAAGGGCGGGACTATCTCGGCTACTTTTCTTTTTGATCCGGACGTAAGTTCAGCCAACTTCGGGGACATCTTCGATGCTTGGGAGGGCGGTACTTCTACCGCGTACGTTTACGGTCATGCGTCTACTGGTTCGGAGGTTCTTACTGGTTCCTGCCTTGTTTCTACTTTGGATTGGGACGGTCCTAAGAACGAGGTAAGCACTTGTACGGCTACTCTTCAGATCACCGGCGCAATCGTCCGCGATGTCGCAAGCTAAAGTTATTTGGAATAACGGCGCATCCTTGCACCTGGGGGAAATTCTGGGTCATGAGTATGTAGATGAAACCTACAAAGCTCTAAGCGATGCGCTCGTATATTTCCAACGGGTCCGGGAGGCGGAAGAGGACAAACGAATAGCCGCCGCACGGGTCAAGCTATCAGACTGGAAGGGGTTTGCTGCTATCTATTTAGCTGCTCACCTTGCCTACTGCGATGATGCGAAAGACACACCAGAACACGACTTAAACAGCGCTTTAGGATATGTACAAGCTAATCCTGCTGCTATCGTTGACGTGCTTGTTATGGCCGTCAACACCCTACCGAAAGCTACGGAAGAGGACACGGGGGAGGCAGTAGCCTAACGTGGGAGGACTTGCTAAACCTCGCGTGCGGGGACTTAGCACTACGGGAGGCTGAATTTAAGTCCATGACGCACCGGGAGTTTATGCGCCGGGCGTTAGGCCATCAACGGCGCGAAGAAATGGAGTGGCACCGGTGGCGGATGGGTATTTGCTATATGGTAAACATCCAAGCGAGCAAGGGCCACAGTATAACGCCGCAGGACGTTATTAAATTACCGATGGATGCGGGCGAGGTAGACGGCATAGACAACGATACGAAAGAGGCGCTAAAACAATTTATGCGGAATGGCTAATACTATAGGCGAATTAAATGTAGAGATAGGCGCCAAGCTGGATAAGTTAGAGGCGGGACTAAACCGTATGGAGAAGTCCATAGGCCATGCCGGAAAGCAGAGCGAAAAAACCGCTTCACAGTCTTTTAGCAAAGTAGGCGGCATTATTGCCGGAGCCTTTTCTATCCAAGCTATTTCCAGCTTTACCCGTGCGGTTATAGAGGTCCGCTCGGAGTTTGAGAAGTTCGAGGCCGTTCTAACCAATACCTTAGGATCAAGCAGCGCCGCGCAGTTAGCGTTAGCAGACATTAAGGACATGGCGGCCATGACGCCGTTCAGTGTCGCTGAGTTATCCGGAGCCTTTGTAAAGCTGACTAACTACGGCCTAAAGCCTTCTATGGAGGCTATGAGGCAATACGGGGACCTGGCCAGCGCCGTAGGTAAAGGCTTCGACCAGTTAGCCGAGGCAGTAGCAGACGCCACTACCGGGGAATTTGAGCGCCTTAAAGAGTTTGGTATAAAGTCTAAAAAGGAAGGCGATAAAGTAACCTTTACTTTTAAAGAGCAAGCCACTCAAGTAGACTTTACCGCGGACGCGATAGAGAACTATATAACGAGCTTAGGAGACTTAGAGGGAGTTAGCGGCTCTATGGCTGCTATTTCTGAGACTTTAGGCGGTAAGGTCTCAAACCTTGGCGATAGCTTCGATAGCCTTCTAAATACTATTGGCGATACTTCGGCCTGGGGCGATTTAGTTACAGCCCTCGCAGATACTTTAAGAGGTACTGAGGCTCTTATTAAGGGCTTGGAATCGGATGTCGGCGGCGTGCCTTGGTACCAAAAGCTGGCTATGATTTTCGACATGACCGGATTTGGTCAAGCCTCTTTAATCTCTATGGGCTATATGCAAGACGCTTTAGATAAAGCGGCCTTAAAGACGAAAGCGTTTGAAGAAGAGTTAAACAAGCTAAACGAAACTGCAGGCTGGTCTTTAAGCTACGGCATGAATCAAGCCGGGGACAATATAGACGAAGTAGCAGATAAAGCAGAAAAGGCTACAGAAAGTTTTGTACGCTTAGGAAAAGAGATACGCAAAAACAGAACATCCAAAGAGACCGGCGAAGCTGAGTTAAAGGGTGAGTTTGATTTTCGGCCGCCTACTGAATTCGGGGACATTATACGCATAGACCCAGAGATACAAAAGACCCTAACAGAGAACCAGGAACAGCTAAGACGATTTGAAGAGCAGTTAGCTTTTACAGCTTTGACCGCTGAGACTTTCGGCGGGGTATTGCAGTCCTCTTTTGAAGCAGCGTTAATAAACGGCGAGAACTTCGTAGAAGTCTTTGGGAACGCACTTAAAAACCTTGTTTTACAACTTATATCCGCAGCTGCAACAGCGGCCATATTAGCGGCGGTACTTGCTCCTATTAGTGGGACCGGCTTTGGCGCTACTTTTAGAGGTCTGTTTTTAGGTACGCCCGGCGGGGGCGGAGGTATGGGCGGCAACTTCGGCCAGTTCTTTGTATCTGGTTCTAACCTTGTAACCTCTACCAATAGGGCAAGACAGCAAGAAGGACGCAGCGTACGATGAGCGAGAAGTATAAAGCCACGTTTACCGATGACCAGCAAAAATATACCTGGATTCTTTCGGTAATAGATACGGACTACGAAAGCTACAGCGATCGCGTAACGGCTGACGGCGGCACGGTCATAGGTATAGGCTGCCTTCCTTTAGAACTTAACGAGCTTGTAGAATTTAAGCGCCTCAGCCTTGGCGCAGATGCGTTTAGCTTAGAGTATGGAGGGCGGGGCGATGACTTCCTAAAACCTATAAAGGGCAGCCGCGTAGTCTTTAGCTTTATGGCTGAGGATAATGCGGACCTTAGTTTTATAGATGACATAGCCAGCACCCAGGAACAAAGGTTCTACGTTCGTCTGTATCGGGACGGCTCTTTATACTGGCAGGGGCCAATACTTCAGGACCTTATGCGGGTCCCTTATACGTCATTCCCTGCGGCGGTAGAAATACAAGCCATTTGCGGCCTTGCTCGTTTAAAGGGGTTAAAGGTTCCGGTAGTTAATTACTCTAACATCCTGGACGCTATAGCCGAGATATTACGGCGCTTAGATAGTGGCCAGCTTTGGGCAAGTACGGACGATTTTATACGCACTTCTGTACGTTGGTACGAGGACCGGACTTATACAACTACGCCGCCGGTAGGGTTAGATACTTTAGCGTACAGCCGCTTAGAAGCAAAGTTTACTAACTACACCTTAAACAATGACGGCGAGAAGTTATATAGACCCTTAGACGAGCTGTTAGGGACTATACTAAGGGCGTTTGGTGCGCGTATATTCTTAGCCGATGGACTTTGGGTTATAGAGCAAATAGGCGAAGTAGCCAACAGCCCAAGCCGCTACAATGTATACGAGCGCGACTATAACTATACGTCAGGCGATCCCAGCGCAGCAAGTGGTATAAGTTCAACCGGGACGAGCTGGACTACAAATTTCCAACTGCTTGGAACTGGAACGACCAACAGAATAGGAACAGAAAGCAGCTGGACCTATTTACCCGCGGTACAAGAATTTAGTATACGCTACGATGCTAACGCAATCAACAGCGCGGACCTTATATTTCTACGCTCAGTAAATACCTTTAGTGCGTTTGGTAATGTAGGGAGCAGCACTACGTTAGGTTTATACCTACAACTGCAAGCCCGCTGGCATCGAATTGTAAACAGTACAGCCAGTACCGAATACTGCTATTTAGAGGCTTATGCTACTGTTAGGCTTACGGGAACCGCTACAACTTACTACATGGTCCCAGGGCCAAGCCCAGGCAGTAGCGTATGGAGTACAACAGCGGCACGGCTCAAGGTATGTCAGGAAGTAGCTATAGTACCGGCAAGCGGAAACACAGTAATAGCTCAGCCTTTCCCTGGCCGCGACTTTCAAACGGCTACTATACCGGTAAGCGGTCTTTTAGAGATAAAGTACGAAGTAGAATTTAAGGACTACCAGGACCCTACGCAAACTAATTCTAACGTGTCTTTAGGTTCTATAACCTCAGCAGATACCTTCTACTTTGATAACCGAGGCTTTCGGGCGTTCATGTCTGGGCGTTATGGGACAGAACCTTTTGACGGCTACACGTACAAAGTAGAGAACACCGTAGACACGGAAAGCACAGTAATAGAAGAGCTGGACAGCGTGTTTATAGGGGACCAGTTAAACAGCCGAGGGAGTAACGGACAGATAGAAATATATGACGTTACTAATACAGATTGGTTTCCTTCTGAGAATTGGAAAATACGCGGGGTAGGTGCTGCGGGCAAAGACGTTTTAGAGCATTTGGTAGTAACTGCAATGCAACTGCGGGAGACACCCAAGCGGCTATTTGATCTAAACTACTTCGGGACCTTTGACCCTATAAAAGCCTTTACCGTAGCGGTAACTAAAAATTACCTTTGGAACTGGCTTAGAATAACGGCGAGTACCAATTTTATAGAGACAGAGAGCTACGAGCTTGAGCAGAGTAGTACAAGCTACACGGCTACGAATGAATTTGAGTACGTCAGCTTGGACGTAGTGGACGGCCTTAATAGAGCTTCGGGAGCTATTGGCGGCGGCGGTATTGTAGGCGAAGCACCTAACCCAATAGGAACGCCTATAAACGGCCTAACGATTCAAGAACAGTCCGGGACTATTACGAGTATACCAATGGCTAAGGGCCTACGTTTTACGCTGGGCTTTGCAGGCGATGTTATACAAGTGGTCCAGACCGATGGAAGTATAACAGAGTTTACCCTGAGCGAAAATGCGTTAATAGGGGACACTACTCTAAGCGTAGAGAGCCAAGCGATTAGCGGGGTACTTGCCGAGGGTTCGCGCATCTTAGCACCTGACGGCCGTAATACTCTTAAAAACGCTTCTTTATCTACCTACGATATAACGAGGTTTACTCTTACCGAATTGCTTTTACTACAAGAAGGCGGCGGCTTTGAGGACCCAAGCGATATACAAATCTGGTTAGACTTCTCAGCGGGCGGCCACAACTTCAGCGCGGTAGATGTAGCCATGACCGAAAAGGGCAAATTTGCTACGGTCTTTAACGGTACCAGCTCTTACCTGGCTAACTCTACTTTAGACATAACGCAGCCTTTTACTATTGCTTTCGCGATAAATCTGAAGGAAACGAACACGGGCCGCTATATTCTTAGTTCAGACGGCAGCAGCGGTAAAGTATTTGACATCTACACCGGGACCGGGGATAATGTTACTATAAGGGTAGGGGCTACTACGGCCACGGCCACTATAACGCGGGACCAGTTTGTAATATTCCAGTTAGTAGTAAACGGGGCCAGCTCTAAGTTTAGACAGAACTTGGACAGCTTTACGTCTGCTTCGCTTGGAACGGATCATATAAAACATCCTACTATTGGGTACGATGGGGGCAGCGGCTTCTGTGAAATGGACCTAACGGCCGTTTGTATCTTTGAAAGAGTTTTAACCGATGACGAGTTAGACGGCTTGTTTATCAACTTGGAAGCCCGCATTTAATGCCTTTAGACAAATACGTAGACGCCTCTTTAGTCTTGGTCCCTTCTGGGCGCAAGGCTGGAAAGGCTTATAGCCAGATACCTACCGATGGGGACGGGGACCTAAGTTTATCCCGTGCCTCTATTAAGACCGAGGTAGATACCAGCGGAAACGTAGTGAGCTTGGCGGACAATGTACCGGGCTTGGACTTTAGTTTAGGGGCTTGCCCTTTTCTTAGTTTAGATCCGCTTAGTACTAATATCTGCCTATACTCTGAGGACTTTAGTACGACATGGGCCACGGCCGGGGGTGCAACTGTAGCAACAGACACAACGATAAGCCCAGGGGGCAGCGATGACGCCGATACAATAACCTTAGACGGAGCAGCGGCGAGCCGCGTAGAGCAGTCTATAACTATGAATACGTCTACCGTTTACACTTTGTCTGTATGGGCTAAAGTAGCAAGCGGTACAAAGGACTTTAGGTTAGCCTACAACGATGGGACAAGTACAACGGCCAGCGATGACCTAACGGCTACTACAGACTGGCAGCGCTTTGAATTTACGTTCACTACAAGCGCAAGCCATACCGGGGAAGAAATAAGGATAACCAATAACGTAGGCGGGGACCCTGGGGACCTTATTGTATGGGGCGCTCAGTTAGAATTGGGCGACTACGCTACGGGGTATATTCCTACAACGAGCGCGGCGGTAACTCGGCAGCCTGATGTATTTAGCTTGACGGACCTTATTACTAACGGCCTTTTAGGTGCTACCGTTGGGACGATGTACATAAAGGCAAAGATTAACGTAGAGGCTGGTAATGCAAATCTATTTATCCTATCGGACGGGACTACGAATAACCGTATAAGGCTTACCCAAAACCTTATACAATGCACTACGGCCGGGAGTAATAACAATATAACCGGGGTCTTTACGGCTGACGCTGACGGCTATGACGATGTAAACTTTGCAGTAAGATGGAACGGAACAAACGCCAAGGTATATTTAGACGGCACGGCCGCAGCTGCGGGTACTGCTGCCTTTACTGCTGGGGCTGCTCTAACTGAGTTTGAGCTGAACGGCAAGAACGATACGAGCTGGATAAAGGAAGTACTATTCTATACTACGGCTCTGAGCGATGCGGATATGATCACTTTAACTACTCCATAGATGCCAGTACCTCCAGTTATACAGATGTATCGT